TATGGCGAGATCGGCGGCAGCAAGGTGTACGACGCCGTGATGATCGTCAGCGAGCGGGACAAAGGGCCGTTCGCTAACCTATGGTGGCGCACCGAGAAGTGTCCAGAAGGCGACGCCCTATGCACGCCGATCTGGAACAACGACGGCAAGCTAGGCGGCAAGATCGACGGGTGGTGGGTCAACGTCTGGAAGAACGAGACAGGCCCGGCACTGAGCGTCACGTTCAAGCGGATGGAGGAACAGGGGCAGCAGGCACCTGCGAAGCAAGACCCGCCAGGCGTGACGGTTCCTGACGACGACGATTTACCATTTTGATACCTTTCCTTTCCCCCGTCATCGCTAATCAGCGGTGGCGGGGTTTCTTATGCCAGAGCTAATCGCCGACCTCAACGACGCCCGCAAGCGCACGGCCATCGCACGCCGCATCAACGACCTGCGTGGCGTTTATCGCATCGAGGTGACGCGGTACAGGCCGAGGCGCAGCGACCGGCAGAACGCCTACTACTGGCCCTGTATGGTCCATCCCTTCGGTAGTTTCCTCCGCGACCAGGGCGAGGAATACACAGACCAGCAGGCGCATGAACTGCTCAAAGCGAAGTTCCTACGCAAGACGGTAGAGGTCAAGGGCGAGCGACTGGATGTGGTGGGCAGCACCACCGAGCTTGATACGTCGCAGTTCAACGAGTATCTAGACAAAGTGGCGGCATGGCTGGCTGATATGTTTGACATAATCGTGCCAGAGCCTAGTGAGTATCGTGAGACGGACTAGCCAAGCATCCTCGCGTGAACCGTATGCCGCGTCACCTCGCCATGAACCTCATGGTGCAGGACGCCTTGCAATAGACGCTGAGCGTCGTAGCCATGCTCCGCGTGGTAGGCATCTCGCGGCGGCAGGATGGGGAACGTCTCAACCGTCACGCCGTGGTTCTCGCCGTTGTCAACGTGGGACTTCTTCGTGGCGTGGTGGATGTGACCGCATCGCCAGTGGTGGTGCTTGGTAGCGGCCCACAACTGCGGCTCTGCTGTCGCCATCATCACCGCCAGGTCAGCCGCCTTCGCCAAGTGGCCGTGGCTGTAGCCCAGCAGGGACTTGCCCCAGCGGTGGTAGCGGTGCGATGTGGGGTCGGTGTCAATCGTGACGTGCTTACAGTGCCGGAAGTAGGCATCGACAATGCGGGCCATCCAGTGGGCTGAGTGTGGGTTGTGGTTGCCCGGAGTCATCACGACGTGAACGGATGCGAACTTAGCCGCCGCCGCTTCGATCACCTCCACCCACGCATCGCGGGCCTTGTCAACGATACGGCAGAACCGGCCATCCATGTCCAGTACGTTGCCCGACTTCTCTGTGGTGCCGTACCTGCTATCGCTGTGCATAAAGTCGCCGAGGTCAGCTAAAATAGCGTGCTTCGTTGTTTTAGGCGCGAGGTCGATCAGGTGGGCTGTACCGCCCTTGAACATCTTGCAGGCTTTGTCGGTGTCCCAGTCCTCGCCCGTCTCAGGCTTCCACGACATCATTCCAACGTGCATATCGCCGATCGGAATCTCTAGAGCCGTGTCGCCCTTCACCTTGGGCCGCTTGATCTTCGGCCCGGCCTTGCCCGCCTTGGCGCAGAGGTCTTGCACCCAGTCCTCGATGTCGGCGGCTTCCGGGTGGATACGCCGCCACTCCTTCTCAATTGTGCCGTCAGCGTTGACTTGGACAGTCACCTTGCCGGTCTGGAAGCCAGGCGGGTTCTCGTAGCCGGTCAGGTTGATCTCGCCACGCTTGGCCGCTCGCAGGATGGTGCGGCGGACGGTGGAGTGTTGGACGCCAAAGAGTTTAGCAACAGCAGAGTAGCTGCGTAGCTCTTGGTACTTTTGCCAGTATTGCTGCCAAGGTTCGATTATGATGCCCTTTCGATTGTATTTCGTTCGCGCCCGTTCAGTAGATGTACTGCTGCGGCTCTCGTTTCACGTTGGGCTAAGTTGATGGACAGACGCTTGACATCTCGCTTAATCTGGCGCGATACTGGTATTACGACACCCCCGGCATGGACGAGCCAGTTCTGTCGCATAGTCCGCCCTTTCGGACCTCGGCAAGTTCGCCAGCTGAAGTCGATAGTTACATCGGCCTCTGGATGCTCAAGATGATTGTGGCCTGTGCATAGCCAGCCGTCCGTGCTGCTCAGTAGGGCTAATAACAATTCCTCGTGCGTGTGGTGGCATTGAGTCATCTCGCCCCCTCAATCTCCAACTGGGCTAAGGCGGCGGCGCGCCATAAAACCTTAATTGAATGTCGCACACCATCTGAATCAACCGTCCCCCGCTCCATGAAGTGCCGCATAAGGCAATCAGCATGATCGCTCGACTTCTCTCTAGCCCATCGCAGCGGCTCGCCTGGTTGATGCTGCTCGTTCCCCACCCAAGAGCAATGAGCCAGTGCTGCGATTGCGTCGGGGAAGTAGTCCAGCACGCCTGACGCGATCGGCGTCTCTTTGCGGGCCTGCTTGTCGGTGGGGAGTGGCGAGCCTTGAACATGTAAGGATTCCTTACAAGTCGAATCATCCGGCTCGATCAACGACGGCGGCTCCAACACATCCTGCTCATAGAACACATGCCGTCCAGTTGCCGCAGCGTGTATCTGCTCACGCCTTGCGCCCGTGGAAGTCGTCCACCCTCGCAGCATGTAGATGGCATCGCACTTGTCAAGGGCGGCAAGGTCGCGGGCCATCGTTTCTTCGTAGTCCATGCCGGGCGGCATCTCGGACCAGTCGTGATCGTCGGGGAGTTGATACGGAGAGAAGCCCGCATCCATGTCTAGGCGTGCGGGGCTGACCACCTCGTAGCCGAGGTCTTTTAGGTGTTGCTCGGCCTCGTCGAAAGATGGGAAGTTGTAAAACTCATGCTTCCTCATCCCGCCCGCAATATAGATACGCATCACTTTCCTTTCGTTTGTTCCCGCCACCCCTCGCCCCACACGACGTTGGCAATATGGGTGGCTGTTTCTGTTACCTGTTCCTCTGTCAACTCCGGATGCTCGGCGTGCAGTAGCTCATGGATTAGCGTATCCAACTTAGCCTTGCCCTTGAGCCGGTCATCTAGCCAGATGGAGTATTCATCGGGCCAGTGTTCGTAGTCCATCAAGCGGTCGGGCATCGTCATCATGCCAAACATACCGCCGTATTCAACGGTGAACTCGCCATGCCGTAGCTTGTATTTCTTAGGCATCGTTCCCCCGTGTGGCTGACAATTCTCCAAGGCGATAGCCAATATCGTATACGATCAGGCCCGCAAGCAGCGCCATCAGCACGATAGGTAGCGAGATTATCATGGCAGGATTATAACCCGGATCGCACTCAGCAGCAATAGAAAAACGCCCCTGCAAGTAAAAAACTCACAGAGGCGCGAAAGGATCAGATTTTGTGTGGGGGTGGGACTAGCTGGTGCCGCCCTTGATGAGTCGCGGCCCGTCACCTGTAGAGACGTTAGACATCACGGTGTTGGCAGGATTGTAGATGATCTTGCCCTCACCTTCCACCTTCGGCGTCGTCACGGTCTGGCCCACGCTCTTCTTCGTGAAGTCGATCGTGCCGGTGCCCACCGCCGTGGCCGCCGTCAAGGTGCCGCTGCTGTTGTAGATAGCCGTGCCTGCCGACACCTCAACGACCGCCCAGGCGTCTGTACCCTCGATGGTAGTGGTGCCGCCGTTGGTGAAGTTGTCAACGCCCGTGCCCTTCCACACCACAGTGCCGCCGTTGTTTTCCAAGTCGCCGGTGCAGGCGGTGTCGGCATCACCTAGCAGGGTTCCGCCGCTTGCCACGTAGGCGTCGTCCACGCTGGAACCTTCCAGTTGAACCGTTCCGCCGTCTACGAATAGGTCGTTCAGGGCCGAGCAGTCGATCAGATACAGCCCCGCCGCCCCGTTAGCCGCCGCCCCCGTCCGATTCACCCTTGGCGAGCAGGCTGCGTCACCCAGCGACAGGTACACTTTGCCCGTCGCGTTGATCTCGATGCGGTCGGCGTTGCCCATATCGAGCTTGAGCGGGTTCAGGGCGTCGCCGATGGTTCCGGTGTAGCCTGGTAGCAGGATGATGTCGTCAAGTTCAATGCTGGAGAAGTCGCCGCCGAGGAAGCTGGCAGACCCCCGGAAGTAGACGTTATCGTTGGCCGCCGGAGAAGCCGTGAACGTGACGTACCCATCGGCTTGGGCGTCCGGGTCAGCAAGGCCGCTGCCCAGCCGCACGTAGATGGTGCTGTAGCCCAGCGTGTCGTTGTCGGCCCAGTCCCACGTAAGCAGGGCGAGCGAGCCAGCCGTGCCAGCAGTGGCCGCCGTGCCGTTGATCTGGACGTTGTCCGGCTCAACCAGCCCGGTTAGGACGGTGTTAGGGTTGCCGCCGCCCGATGCTTCTAGGTAGTATTCATCGGTGCCGGACCCGCTGGCCGTCCACTGGAATGCGGCAGACCTGATGTTGATGGGCGACCACGATGCGTCGTTGTCGAACGCGAGGCCGGTGCCAGATGTGACAGTGTACTTGTCCATTTACTTATCCTTATAGGGAACTAGCTTGTTTAGTTTGGCTTGCCGATTCTTGCATCCGCCGCACGGCTTAATCCCGACCGCCTTGGTCACTTTGGCGATGGTGTCGCCGAGGCCGCGAGATGGGATTTTATCAGCCGCCACCCCGTGCGGGCAGTCGAAGTCACGCACTCCGGTTACTCGCTCGCGCCAGTCTGCGTCGGTGCGGCAGGTCGCGCAGTGGGCGCGGGTGTGGCAGGCTAGCGGGCGAAGTTGTTTCAGCGTGACGCTCATGCCTCCACACACACGACCGTGGCCGTGCCTCCTGTTGCGCCGATGATGACACCGGGCGGGCCAACCGCGCATGACGCTGGCGGCGTTGTGCCGCACCCAGAGGTCATGTCATTGGTGAAACTCGGAACCGTTGCACACAACTGATCGCCGTCATCTGTATCAGCGGTCTGCGTGTCGCAGAACAAATCATTGTTCAAGTTGAACGCTTGCAGTTTCCACTCGGTCGCGGTGCGGGTCAGGATGATAGACACTTGCTCGTCACTTTCCGCAAGGACGCCGCCGCCGCAACTGCCATCCATCGAATCGTAGACGGTCTGGATGACCTTGAGCGACGCCGATGTAGTTAACTCCCACACACACGACGTGTCCGACTCGCTGGCGTTCTTGTGGTAGAGGGTGAATGATCCGTTGAGGTCGCCAGCCGAGTACGCGATCTCCACATCGGGCGACAGATTCAGGCACCCGCAGATTGTCACTCCGCTGAAAGTGACGGTGTATGCGTTCGGCGTGATGTCGGTGCAGGTTGAACAGGAGTCATCATCCGCGAGGCATCCTCCCGCATCGCAACAGCAATATCTTGCCACACTAGCCATTACGCACAATCCCCGTCTACTGCGTTGACGTACTCGAAGCTGTACGCAAGGACGCCATCCGAATCGACTTCTTCGTACATACGGACAACGGGGTTCTGGCTTGCCGCCTGAATCTCTAAATCGGTATTGTCGGTCATGATGTCGCTGTCAACGTCGATCCCGTTGCCTTGCCTGCCTGTCGCCCCGTTATTCGCTTCTGTGGCGTTGTATGCGTGCTTGCCTGTCGATGTGTGCGTGCGTCCACCGGGCAAGTCCTGCCAGCCCGACGTGGTTCTCTGCTGCTCGGTCCAGTCGTACTTCCATCGGTTGTCGCCCACGCTTGCCGCTGCGGTGATCTTGGCCCAAAAGCTAGACGTGCTGCCTGCTCCGTTTAGCTCCATCAAGGCGATCGGCGCGTCGTCACCGTCAACCGCGCCGTTATCGCGAAACGGTGCCGCCCATATAATCGTTTCGTCGGCAACGTATGGGGGGGTCACAGCCTTCAACGTGTCGCCGCCACGACTGGATGGTATCTTGGCGACTTTGTACTCTTTTTCCCCCGCCGCCCCCTTGCGGTCGTTGTACGGAACGCAGACTAGGTAGTCGTTTTCCTCAGACTTCACGCGGAACTGGCGAGGCCGCCAATCCGTGCCGGGGCTATCACCGCCGCCGCCACCGCTGCCGATGTATAGCGAGTTGCCAGACCAGCGAACGTTGTCGCCGTCGATGCCGCGAACAACATCGTAAAGCCACTGGAGTTTCTGTACGTCCTCCGGGTGCAGGCTCATAGGTTAAGCCCTCCGAAGTTATCCTCGATATGCTTTTTGTAGTATAGGAACGTCACGCCGCTATTGGCATCCTTGTCAATAGCCAGCAGGGGCGGGGCAGTCACCTGTGGGTTGACCTCCCACCCTTTGCCCTCAGCGGGGTTGAACTCAGCCTCAACGCTGGTGTAATTCTTCCCGTTATCGCCCGGCTCGCCGATTGGCGCACCTTGATCGAGCGGCACGTCATTGCTAACCAGTGAAGGCTCCACGCCGTCGCCGTTCGTGTTGTAGATGGCAACCTTATTCAGCCCGTGGATGAACGCCTGCCGCCCTTGGTCGATGATACGGTGGACGTGGGCCGTGATCCTGCCGCCGCCGCTAAGGGTGAGACGTTCGCGGATTTCAAACTGGTAGGTAACTTCGACGTACTCCGCACTCAGGGTATAAGCAGACGCGGGGAAGATGCCTGTACACAACGCTTCGCCAGGCTGGATCGTGTTGCCAGCTAGGGTGAAGCTGTCGCCGTTCACGGTGTTCTGCATCTGCACCGCCATAGGCGAGTTGAACGCAGGCTCGTTGCGTGTAGCTTCGACGATATAGGTGTTGAGGAACCCCTGCACGGGGTTGCTGAACGGGTCGCCCGCCGAGTTGAGAATCGGGTTGCCGTCTGCGTCGGTGTCGCGTTGGGCACTCTGCGTAACAGGTCGCCAGCGATACTGCGTAGGACGGGCAAACGGGTCTTCTTCTTCCTCGGCACCGCCGAACGGGCCGGTCTTGTAGGTGCCCGTAACGACCGCGTAACGCGGCCCCTTGAACTCGGGGGCAGACAGCGAGTGTAGACGATACCGCGTGTCCTGCGACCACACATCGCCCTTAGACGGGAAGGCTGCGCTCGTGGTTGCGTGCGTCGATGTTTTGTAGGTCACCGCCGTTAGTGGATTCGTATCGTCTACGACGTGGAAGGCGATGCGAACTTCGCGCGTATCCAGCGTGTCACTGAACGGCTGCGACCATGACTCGGTGAAGGTTATAGCCATTAGTTAAGGACCGGCATCGGACCCCCGCCACTCTGCCAAAGGCTGAGTAGTTGGGCCAATACCGATGCGGTTTCCTTGGTGTTCTTTTCGGTGTCCTCGGCTGTCTTTTGCTTCTGCCGCTCGATAGATTGGTTGGCTTGCGCTGCCGCTGCGATGCCGGAGACAAGCAGCCCTTCCTGTGCCGATGCAAGCCCGACACGCTCGCGTCGCGGTCCTGCTTCTGGCTCGACCGCCGCAATCTCCCGCTCGCCTTGGGCCTGCACGTCCGCGAGCAGTTGGGCAAGTTCCAACCGCTGCTTCTCGGTTTCGGCGGCCTCTACGAGCTTCTCAATCTCGCGCTCGCGTGCCTCGGTGCGTAGCTTGATAGACTCAATCTCAAGGTCTGCACCCTCCTTGCCGAACGTGCGGACATTCTCGTCGTGGGCACGTCGCATCGCGTCGATCTGCGATTGCACGCCAGCGATACGCTTCTCGTCGGCCTTAGCCCTGGCGGCGTCTGCCTGCTCGATAGCCTCAGCCATGTTGAGGTGGACACGTTCGCGGGCCTGCTCAAGTTGGAGCAGCGCGGCATTGCGTTGCTCGCCTTCCTTCATGGCCTCTGCTTCACGCTCAAGCAGGCTTATCTGCTTGAGCTTGGCGTCGGCAGCAACTCGTATAGCGTGCGTTTGCTGCTCGCCCTCGTCGCCGGTCGCTTCAATGCGAAGCCGTTCAGTCTCCTGGAAGGCCGCGACGTTTAGCGACGCAGCCTGCTTCGAGATGGCGGCTAGTCGTTGCTGCTGCTTGATGATCTCTTTGAGACGGGCAATGCGACGCCGCTCGGCGTCCGCCACCTCCTGTTCGATCTTGGCGGCGTCTGCACGGTCGCCAAATATTGCCTCGCCCACCACCGATCCAGCAGCGCCGAGCAGCGTCGTTTTGATCGCGTCGCCTGCGGCAATCATCGACTGGTCGAACGCTTCGGCGTCTCCCGCCATACCAGCCATGATGCCACGGCCAATCTCTAGGGAAGCGTTAAACGCTCCGATGCCCTCACGCACGATAGCCGCAATCTGAACAACCTTCGATAGCGTCTCGGCGGCCCGTGATGTTCGCTGTAGCGCAGCTTCGCTAAGCCCGCCCTCGACCCCGCCAGCCCCCGCTCCGCGAAGACGCGAAAAGAATCCCCGTGTGCGGGTTTCAGCCTGCTTAAAGCTGGCCGCGTCCGTGCGTGCGGACACTACGACATCTATATCACGTCTTGCCATTTCGTTCTGCTACGATCCTTTTGTGGTCAGCAATACATAACGCCGCCGCCGTGATGAACCAGTTGCTCTGATCGAGCGACCCGCCAGCCACAGGGGGTAGCCCGTGGTCGCCGTACAGGTCGGCAATCTGTGCAACACGATAAGCGAGGTCAGGCACGAACTCGCGGGGGTGCTGCTCAATACGGAACACGCCGCGGCCCCCGCACGCCTTGCACGCCGCATCCTTCTGCTCGCACATCGGGCAGGCCGCCATAGTCGCCGACTCCGGCGTAGGTGGGTCGTTCTCGTCGAACTCGCCACACCGGACCATGACGGCCAGCCTTAGTTTTTTGCTTCGTCTTCACTAACGGTATTACCGTTGGTAACAGCCGCCGCGATCTTGCCCAGCGTCTCAGCCGTGACCTGCGATGCAATGTCCGCACCTTCCACGAACTCATCGACCACCTTGGCCCAAGCCGCGTAATACTGGCCGACATCGTTGTCAGCCTTTGCCTTCGCTTCATCTGCCGTGAGTTGAGCACGTACCCTGATCTCGTCCGCCGCAGACATCACCTTGATGTGGTATGTCTCGCCGTCGATCTCGCTCGTGAACGTCTCGCCTGGTTTTAATTTCGACTGCATGATGCCTCCCTGTGTTAGTGAATTAGCCTGAAACAATCGTCGCCGCCGAGGTGCCGGTGTGCAGCATCTCAAGCGTGCGGTTTAAGATGCCGCCGCTGTCGCCGGTCTGTACGTTGGTGCGCTGCATACCCGGCAGCGTGACGACGCACGAGTCAGCCGTGGTAAGAGCCAGCGTCTGCGTGGTGCTGCCGGTCCATGCGGTGAAGTCGTTGCGGGTGCCAGCTAGTGCGGCCTCGGCAACGAGGTTGGCCGTGATGGTCTGCTGCGTGATCTGAGCGTGCAGGTAGCCCGTCGCGTCGGTGGGGTCGGGCCGCATCTCTACCGTGTTGGCGATGTCGATGGTGCCACTGAACGTAGGCAACTCGGTGCCGCCCAGCGTGAAGTTGCCAGACGCGAAACGCTCAGGCGGATCGGTGGGGTAAGTCGGCGTCAGCAGCGACACGTCCGTGGGGTCGGCGTACTTGCCCTGATACTCCACGGTGGAGTAGATCGGCTCGCCACGCTCAAACGCGATAGATAGGGAAGTCACGACCGCACCAGCCAACTGGTAGTAGCCGCCATCCACATATGCCGCGACCGTAGCCGCCGACGTGCTGGCAGAGCCGACCGCCGTAGCTGTCAGGCTCGACACGGTGAACCCGGCATGTGGCAGGATACGTGCGAACCACAGGGCTGCGTTGTCGCCGCCGAAGAAGTCGGTACGGAATCCGATGCGGCCCATACGAGCGCCCGGCACGGACGGCAGCGGGGCGTCATAGGTGCCCTGTGATGGGCGATCGCCCATGTTGATCTCAGGCGTGTAGGTCGTGTCGTAGCAGTTGATCGCGGCGTCGGCGGCGGCCAGGGACTCTGCGGTGCCTGCCGTGCCTTCGGTTTTCAGTGCTACGAGTCGTTGACGGGTGATTAGCGGTGCAGCCATTGTTTATCTCACAGGGAGGTGGGGTCGGTAATGCTTTGTCGGAAGTAAACCTCGACGGGGGCGGTGATACCTACCCTTTCGTCGTACTGGTCCTGAATCTCAGGGGCTAGAACTTGCGTGTCGATCGCGTAACGGGTCGCAGAGACGGTGCGTTGCGGGTCTGCCATGACAGCCGCAGCGATGTCCGACCACAGACGGGCACGCAACTGGTCATCCTCTACGCCGGTGACGGGGGCGACAATAGCCTCAATATCGAAGATGGCGCGGAAGTAATACTTGCCCTGCGTCTCTTCCGTCTCGCGGGTGACGCTATTAAGGCCGATCATGAACGTGTCGCGGGTGAACGACTGTACCGCGTTGGTCTTGTGTGCGACGGTGGCGGCTGTGTTGAAGAACGAGCCTGTACCGTCGATTGTCTCCACCGCCGTCTTGAGCGATGTCTGGATGGTCCACAATACTGGTTCAGGCACGGTTGGATTTCTTTCGCTTTAGGAAGCGGTCAACCTGCGACCGCAAATTGTCTACCAGCACAGCTCGGATGCCTTCCTCGGAGGGGCGAGCAATCTTCTTTCGCTGCATGATCGTCACAAGGGACAGGCCATACGCAATGCGGTAGTCGCGTCCGGGGATCGCGTTGTTGCCGCCGCGTGCCTGGTCTGGCCGCTTCATGATGTGCGTCTTGCCCGACGACTGCGACTTGCGAACAAAGTAGTTGAAGTGCCGCTTCACCTTGTCGCCCTTGTATATCTTCCATCCAGCACCGTGTGCAGGCTTACGGCCCGGCTTGGCACCACCCGCTAAAGCCTTGGCCTCTCGCTTGGCGCTCAGCTTCCCGCTACGCCGCTTGCCCTTTTGGTCCGCGAACCCCGCTTCATCCGACTTGGACCGCGAGAACAGCCAGAGCGGGATGCGTGATCCAGAGATGCGGATCGTGCCTGTGGGGCTTGCGTTGCTCGGCTTCTTGATCGGCTTGATACGGTCTTTGATGTCCTTGGCCCGCAGGTTAGCTACATCCTTGATGTCGCGTGAAAGCTCGGCCCGTGCCGTCCGCAGCGTATCCTTGACCGCAGCCCGCTTGGCGGACTTCATCTTGCCGGGCATGTCCCGCAGTTCAGACAGCACATCGTCTACCATGCGGTCGTCCAGACGCACTGCAATGGTTCGTGATCGCCGGTCAGCCATTACGCGAACTGGGCGAGCCAGCCCCCCGTGTCTGCGGTGGCTAGGCCGACGAACTCCTTATCGACCGTGCCAGCGTCGGCGGGGTCTTCCTTCATCGTGATGCGGTCGCCCTTGGCTGGCGGTGCAGACAACCCAAACGAGTCGTCGGCGTCGTATGCAATCTGTACGTCAAAGACGCGGGCTGTGCGTGTGTACTCAGGGTCACGCGATGGGGCGTTGCGGTCAATGATAACGGTCGGCGTTAGTACAGTTGCATCAGCCCGCGTGTACGTGATCGCCTCACCGAACTGGTCGGCATCCATCGACAACTGCGCGTCGGCTCGCATTGCTTCATCCATCAGGCCCATGCTATTCCTTAAAGTGGCCTTGGGCCATCATCTTGAATTGATCCAGCCCGGTCAGGTCGTCTTGCACGAGCAACTCCAGCGTGTCGCCGGGCTGTAACGCAATCACAACGCCGTGCGTATTCTGCCCGCCGTATGTGTTCCTGAAGTTCAACCCGAACTGGCCGCCAGGTGCCTTGTCTGCATACCGCAAGTCATAACACAGCAACGCTAGGTCGGCGTTGGTTTTGACGTTCCAGATGTTCTGGATAACATCATTGTTGTGCCGCAAGACGCACCCGTTAGTCAGTGCTGAGATGCCGCCAAACTTGCCGTCATCCATCGCGGTTGAGTCAAGCATCGTACCCATGATCCGCAGGATGTTAACCACCTGCGTCGATGCGGCGGCGACGGGTCCGATCTGGAATACTTGCGTGGTCGATGATCCATCCACCGCCATGTTAGTCGTCACGCCAGCAACAGCGGACCCGCTCGGCAGTGCTTGGTCCACCGGCGTGTCAAGCGTTACCACGCTACCAGCAGGAGCGCCAATCTGCGTGCCGAGGTAAAACACGTCCGGGTCTGTCGCAGAGAAGACGCCAATCACAGTGCCGTCCACAAATCCCGTCGTATCCGCTAGGGTGAGCGTCATGTCCTCGGCGTCTGCCTGGGCGGACAGCGTTGTCGCGTCGTCCAACCGGCCAAAGAAGAAGTCAATCGACCTAGACGTTTTGCCGTAGACCGAAGTGGGTAACGGGTAGTCCCGCCCCGTCTCCCGCAGCGGTAGTTCTGCACCCTCGCTGTGGTACTGATGTACCGAGCGGGCGTGTGCTCTAGCTATGGTGGTGTCGCTCATCAGTGCCTCTTTACTGATACGCCGGTCGTGTCTATCACGCCTTGCCAGATTGCCTGCTCATCACGCCATCGGTCACGGGTGCGCGACCGCTCAGTATTGTTCCCATCCCAGTCATCTTGCCCAGCCCAGTCGCAGCCCCACACGTCTATGCGGGTCGCCCCCGACCATGCGAGGTAGTACAGGGCTGCCGTGGCGGTGTACCGCGTCCACGGGTGCCGCGTGTTGTCTACTTTGCCGCCAGCGATGCCGCAGTGCGTCACCACTAGATAAGGCCAGCCCCGCCCCTTGCGTACCAGAGACGCGCGTGTCGCTTCGATGGTAAACAGCACGGGCTGGCCGAGGGGGTAAACCCGGTCAATCAGCGGCCAGTCGGTCGCGGCCCACACGTCGCACGCATGGGCTTCTACTGCCCTGTTAACGCCTACTATGATGCCCTGGCCTTGTCCGCTGTAGTTAGCGAGCGACGGGCCTGGACATAGTAGGGTGGCGTTCATTAGTCTCCATAGCCGTATCGTTCGGCCATCTGCCATAGTCGTGGGAACTCATCACCCACGCAAGCCGTCGCCACCCTTGCCCATTGCAGGGACTCATGGGGGCGAGCGTTGACACACGGCGGGGGCGGGTCTTGGACTACCGACTCGTTAAGTATCTTGGGTAGTTCTTCTTCGGCGTCTTCGACCCGAACCCGCACGTCTGTCTGCTTTTCTACTAACTCGTTCCAGCCGAGCCACGTCTGTACGGCTCGGCGGATATTGTGTTGCTTTGGGGCCGTCACCGGGATAAATCCGGCCTGCCACTCTATCGCCCCGTTCATATCGGTAAACGCTGTTGAGGCGATGACGTGCAAGGGGTGCCGCACGACGTGTATGATCTCGTCGAACTTGTAGAACTTGCGGCCACGGTTGTCGTCTACGCTGTGGAAGATCACCTTGTCGGTATCCACCGCGTACTGGAAGCTGCTGATGCCGTCCTCGCCGTGCCGCTCATGCCCGACATCCAAGCCCATAGACCTGCATAGTGCGGCCATGTAGCCGGTGCCTGATCGTTGATGGCCGGTGATTAGGAGCATTTACCGAGACGCTTTAATATAATCCCGGCATTCTAAAATCTTTTCGCCGATGTAATCTGCGTCCTCTTGTAGGTGGGGATGCCTTTTAGCTAACTCAGAAATTCTTACGGCGACATCCTTGAGCGGCCGTAAAGCCCTCTTATCCAAATTAACGACCACCTCTACGACCTTATCTGCCATAAGTCACGTCCTTTCTAATTTCGTCAACAGGCACCCCGGATAGTCTTCGCCTTCGGGGTAGTCCGTTCGTTCAAAGCCCGCCGCCACCGCTTCCGCAATCGCGTCGTCGTACCAGTCCCGTTGAGTGTCGTGAATAAACACCGTCATGGGTCGGCCTGTCTTAACGAGTGCTTTGAGGCAGTCGCCACGCACCACGCCGTCAACTAAGTACACATCCGCGTCAACGCTCACGCCAGCATCAATATAGCCTGCCGGATGCAAGGCCACCTCTTCGGCAGGTGTGGCGTTCTGGCCTGGCACGATGCCCGTCTGCGGGCTGAAGTCCCACGACTCATCACGCATGTGCTGCAACACCAGCCGCAGCCACTGGGCGTCGTGTTCAATCGTGACGGCCCTTGATGGATTGGCGTGTTCGGACAGCCACAGCGTAGTACCTCCGCTGCCCCACTCCACATAGCGCTTGCCGTTAATTGATTCCGCGATTGCTTGCCGCTGGTTCAACGGCATGAGACACTTCACGCTTTAGCCTCCTGCTGGCTTGGTGGTGTTCGATCACCGGCTCGATGCCGGGATGCAGAGTCCTGCTTGTATCATAAATAAAACAATACTCAGGTGCAAGCCGGTTGACGCGAATATCTGTGCGACGCTCTAGGATGTCTTGCAGCGTCTTCTGCTCCCACACGCCTACCCGCACCTCGCTACACCACTGGTCCACGAGGTCGCGGCTGATGGCGTTGTTAGCCAGCCAGAGCGTACCATCAAGCAACTCACGCCCGTTCAGGTAATGCACCTGTACGTCGTAGCCACGGTCAAAGTCCGGCACGCTGTGGAACTCGGCATCTGCATCAACATACAGCACCGGCCCGTCAGTCTCCCGCATCACGTCACGGATGTACTCCGGCGTGATGAGGATGTTTCTATCCCACGAACCACGGCTAGGCAGTTCGTCTATCCTGTATTTCAGGCCCAGCCGTTGCAGCGAGGTGCGTAAACGCTCGGCCTCGGCTGCATACGGCCCGCCAGTATGAAAGCAACATGTAATCATTAAAAACCCCCAACCCGCCAGAGACGGGCTAGGAGCAGGAGGAGAAAGCTAGGAGTTGTTAATCTCGTCCATCGTGAACTTCAGCTTGCGTCGGTCGGACTTGCCCTTTGCGGCAGCCTTGCGTTGCAGTTCTTCAGCCACGGCGGCCTTCTGCTTAGCCAACTCAGCACGGTTCTCGCCCGCACTTTCGTTGACCTTCTTTACCAGAGCCTGGTAGTCTTTCAGCGTTGCCATAAATGGCCTCCTTGGGTTGGGTTAGCTAAGGGTGCCGACCATCGCACGCTGCCACAGGCCGAAGCCAGCCGCACGCGACGCCTTGGCGGCGACGTTGATGTGCGTGGTCAGGATGCCGGGGTCTTCTTCCTGCACAGTAACAGCGTCTTCATCCTGAAGGATGAAGGCATTGATGTCGCCGCCGGTAGCAAAGCCGTACACCTTGGTGGTGTTGGCCGACAGTCGCGGCTCGAACTCGACCGAGATGGACAAGCCTTGGCCGTCAAGGGCACGCACCGGGTTGGTTGCGCCGCTGGTCAGGTTCTGCAAGCCGATGGCCTGGACGAACGCGGTGTACAGCGGAACCGTACCAACCAGAATCTGGAAGGTACGCAGGCCGCCGTTAATCGGATCGCCCTGGTCATCCTTCAGCGAGTAGAACTGCCCGACCATATCAAGGACGCACTGGGCGGCCTCATCAGCGGTGGGGGCAGTCGCAGTTGCCACGTTCCAGACGCCTGCGGACAGGTCGTTGCTCTGGTTCGTGGTGAAGTTGCTGCCCGTGTAGCTGTGGTCGGTGTCGAAGAACGCCTGGCCGTCGTAAGCCTTGCCACTGATGTCCTTCAGGTCGCCGCTGTCGGCACCCGATGCGGTTTCACCCGCAATGATAAGGTCAGTGATAAGTTCTTCCCAGTGGCGAGCAGCCTTCTGGCCGAGGCCCGAAACGCGACGCCGAATCTGGCCGGTCTTGTCGCGGTCGATGTCCTTCTTCTCAATGCGAAGACCGGACAGGTACGGCTTGTTGCGCAAGATGGCTGCGTAGTTGGGAAGCTCTTGTAGCAGTGCTTCGCCTTCCCACACGGACATGCTTGGCGCGGTGCCGAGCCAGCGGTAGTCTTCGTCAGCCGAGTCGCTGGCGATCAGGGTGCCGAGGGTGGCGGCATAGCGTTCTGCCATGCCTTCGCCCAAGCCGTCGAAGAAGTCGGCCCGTGCGTTGATGTTGCCGTCGTCCAGCACCGAGTAGACGCCGGATTTGCTTGGAGTGCTCATAGTTATATTTCCTTCCGCTTAAAGCGGCTTAGGGTTGATTAGTCGTTCCAGTGTTCATTGTGGATCGAGGTGAACTTGACGCGGCACTTGGTGCCACTGACGATCTGCGATACCTTGCCGATACCCACGCCGCCGGATGCGGTCAGGGTAAAGGTCGCGTCATCGGTTGCGTACACGATGTCGCCGATGTCGTTGTTGTCATCGACGCCGGTGACATCAAGCTCAATCTCGCCATCAGTGATGATGCGAGCCTTGATGTCAGCAGCAGAGCCTGCCGAGTTGTCGGCCTTGGCCTTAGCAAAGCCGACAAAGCCAGCTTCGCCGGTAGCGAGGGGGCCGACTTCGCCGCCGGTGTCGATGGAGACAGCCGAACCTGCGTAGATGGTGGACGATGCCTGCACGGGCAGGGCGTTTTCAATACCCGTAACGCTGTAGTGGCGTGGGGTGTCTGCGGAAAGTGCCATAGTGTGGCTCCTTTAGGGGTTAAGGGATTTAGCCGTTGGACTTGAGCCAGTCGGCGTATGCGGTGGGGTCGATACCCCGGTCGTTCAAGAAAGCATTGCGGCCCATGTCACTCTTCATGTCACGGGCACGGTTGTAGACTTTGGAAAGGTCGTCAGGGGTGTTGTCGTCTTCCTGACGCGATGCAACGGCGACGGGGTTGACACCATCGTTGGCCGCGTCGACCTTGTTGGCGAGGTCCGACAAAGCGGCCTTTGCGTGGGCTGCATACGCACGGTACGAGTCGTCAAGCGACTTGCCCTGCGCGATCATGTCCACGGCAAACGCCTTGTCATGGTTGAATGCCTTAGCGATGGCCTGGGCCTCGGCTGGCATCTCTTCTTCGTCCGTGTCTTCGCTGTCGCCGTCAGCCAACTGGGCCTCTAGTTCTGCGATTCGGGCTTTGAGGGATTCAACCGACTCATCCTCATCCATCGCATCCGGCTTGTCGCCTTCGGTCGGTTCATCCATCGCATCGGGCTTAACTTCTTCTTCGGGTGTGTGGGGGTCGTCCATTGCTATTAGCTCCGCGGTGGGCTGGGATTGTTCGCCGTCGCCTTGGCCTGCCCACGCGGCAACACTTGACGGCACGTTTTGATACAAGTTGAGCATTCGCAGCGATTCCGTCGCCTCGGCGTGTGCCGGTGCAACATGCGTTGCGAAGCCCTCGGCTAGTGCATCCTCTGCATCTAGCCACGTTTCCTCGTCCATCATTTGTGAGATAGTCGCCGCGTCCGTTCCAGTCGCCTCGGCGTAGATGTCGGCCAGCCCCTTGTCGAGCTTGCTGAGCGCCCGCGACTGCCGCTGGTGCGACTTGCGATCACCGAAGGTAAACGCACTGGCGTTGTGAATCATGATCTGCCCGCCGGTGCTCACGACCCGCTGGTCGCCTGCCATCGCAATGATGGAGGCAGCAGAAGCCGCCACGCCATCAACAAAGACGTTGACTTGTCCGGGGAACTGCTTGAGTTGGTTGTAGATCGCCACGCCGTCGAACGCATCACCGCCAGGGCTGTTCAGGTGGACTTCAATCTGCTCGATGTCCTCGCCCGCACTAGCGATCTGGTTGGACACCATCTTGGCCGTCACGCCGCCGCCAACAAAGTCGGCACCGATAGCGTCGAGGATGTCCAGCCGCAGTTTTCGGGATTCGGTCTGTGCTCGGAAGTTAATCATTGTTCGCTCGGTTGCTCGTCTTCGGGTTCTGGTGCAGCCTCGCCGCTATCCGGGGCAGTCTGCACCGCGTCGCGGGTCATCGTGCTGCGTTGCAGCAACACGCCAGCATCAGCGGCAAGCTCGTTCTCGACACGCTGCTCGTCGATCCAGTCATCAAACTTGACGCCACGCTTGGCTAATTCCTCGGTCAGCGATGACTTGCCAGCGGCAATCAGAGCCATCGTGCCCTTGGCGTCATCGACCGGGTTCAGGTAAGGCCAAGGCTGGCCGTACCACTTATGGTTGAGGAAGCCAGCAGGCGGCGTGCCGGTGATCTCGCCTGACTTGACCGCCTTGCTGATACGCCAGCGATACCACTTGCTGAGCCAGCAGTTAGCAAACTGCTGCTGCGTCACGCGGAACCCGCGATACGCCTGCTCCATCGACGCACGGGCCGATGAATAGTTCGTTTTGCTGAAGTCCATCAAGGCCAACTCAAGAGGCAGTCCAAGGTTCAGACCAGCAAACCGCACAAGCGAGGTCATGAAGCCCTCGTAGTTCGTGTGGGGATGTTCTGGCTTGACCTGGATCAAGTCCTCGTCCAGCCCCAACATGCCGATAGAACCCGGCTCAAGGGCTAGAGATGCTTGGCTCTGGCCGCTGGCGTTCGTTCTTAGCGGTAGGTTGCCCGTCTGCTGGCCTGGAGACGTGGACTTGCGGACTAAGCCGAACATCGCAGCCATGCGGTAGGCGGTCACTGTGGCCTCTACCGTGCCGTCGATCTGTTCCAGCAGCCAGCCAATCGTAGCCAGCACCGGCACGCCACGGATGGCGGTGTAGTCGTCGCGGTCCGAGTCGGCGATATACAGCAGGCTGCGGAATGGTATTTCTTCCCACGCAGTGCTGCCACGCTCGTCGAGGCTTTCGATAAACGCAGACATCGGCTTGCCGCTGGGCGACAGCCGGAACCCGTCCACGATCTCAGGCAGGGCACCCCGCCGGTTGTACAGGTCACCGCTACCGCTTGGCGATTGAATTAGGTCCGATTCAATGGACTGAATCTTGCCGTTGCGAAGCATCAACCCGCCCGTGTCGCCGTCACGCTTCCAGTTGCGGAACCAGTTGCGTTGCAGCGTGCCGTTGTCTACAAGCCCACGCTCGTCTGCTTGGTAGTTGTCCCAAAAGGCTGATACCTCGGCATCAAAGCCTTCATCGCCCGTGTTCGGGCGGACGTACATGCCCTCGCCGATCACGTTGTCAGTGGCACGGTCGAGCATAGCCCGGCCTAGCACGTTGTTCTCGTATATCTGACGGGCCTTCTTCACCGCTACGCGGCGGTCAAACGCCCCTAGCGTGCGGTTGCCGTTCAGCCCATAGGGCTGCTGTGCATAGCCCGTCTTGTCTAGCCTGCCAGTGCGGGATGCACGGCGGGCGTCGTTGACGACGGTATTGGCTAGGCTCTCGTAGGCTGCCGCCTCGATGACCGCCTGTTTATAGCGTGGCACCACGGCACCGATCGCACGTTGGATGGGGTTCAGTTTGATGTTATCACTCACGGGCCGGTAAGCTCCGCGAGGACAATGTTAGACCCACCCGCATTGCCTGCGGCCTCTACGCGATCCTCATAGAACGTGAGCATCTTCTTGAGCTTGTCAAGGTCTGCGCCCGTGTAGGACCGCCCGTTGATGCTGTACGACTGAGCACCGCCCAAGACCTGCGAGATGGCGTGCTTAACCAGCTTCACCATCTGCGCATCGGTGTAGTCCGGCAAGCCGTCGATTGTGCTGGTGCTAATTGCCATTGGTTAAGTCCATCGCCCTTTATGTTGGTCGAGGTAGGGATTCTCTGTTGCTTCAACGAGCGGGGCTGACGCCTGCGGCTCGGATGGTGCATCCATCACGAACAGGCCGCATTCGTTTGCCAACATGCACTGCATCGTCTCGCAGTCCCACAAGTGGTTATCGTTGCCAGCACTGATCTGCTGCCACACGAAGGTGTTAGCCTTGCGGTCGTGTATCTTGTGCTCGCTGCTCATCTGCTTGCAGTAGCCGATGTCCACCTCGTTGTGGGGCAGCCATTGCGTAGGGTCGTCGCTGTGGATCAGACCGTGTAGGATGTCTTTCCAGTAGTTCGGGTTGACCGTTCGCTGGATCACGCCGGGGTAAGCCTTCAAGTGCCCCTGCTTCACGGGCTGGCTCATCAGTTGCGAACTGCCCACAACCGGCAGGATGCGGCCAGGGTCACTAGCCGCGAACGGGTACACCTCTTCACGGCGGTACCGAGCGTCAATCGCTAGATAGTCCGACTCGCCAGCCGTGCCGTCAGCCATTGCGAAGCGGCCAGCAAAGGCCGTCGCACGTAGCTCTTCCATCGTCGATACGCGGCCATAACGCACCAGGTGCGACCTGCCGCCAGCACCCCACGCCC